TTTGTTCCTGTACCAAATTCAACATAAGCCGAATAAGGAGCATTAGAAAATATTAGAGATCTATTAACTTGCATTGTTGCTTCTGTTTTAGCTATTGATAATCTCAATTGCCCATAATTTACAGTTTTATGATTTGTTAATTTTTGCTTTGCATCAGCAACAATATCATCAGCAGTTACATTGGTAATAGATACTGCTGATCTTTTAGCATCCTCACCAAATGAATTAATTTGAGTTAAAAGTTTGCTAATATTAATTTTGGGAGTTTTCATCTGTTACTCTGGCTAATATCTCATTAAATCTCCTTCGATCATCTAAATCCCTTACTGAATGGATTGTATAATAGTTGCCTTCATATAAAATCCTCATGTCTTTGGTAGGCTCAAAATCTCTTCTATAACGAGTAGTAAATCTATATCCTTGATTTATTACCTGCTCACCTGCTTCCAACTGTCTACTGCCATCAAAAGGCTTTACATTTGCCCACGTAACTAATACAGGCACAAACGTAATTACATAATCCTGATATTGATTCTCAACGCTTAAAAACGTTCCAAACGTTATGCGCCTATCTAACTTGCCCGGATTCATTAGAATAAAGTTATACGCTTATAAGGCGCTAGTAAATAAGTAACCACCTTTGGCATTTCTTCTTTAGGATTATCTCTATTCTCATAAAGAAAAGTAATTAACTCCTTTATCGCAGTTTCAATATCATCAGGAACATCAGAACCACCATTATAATCCCAGTCATAACCTGCTACATAGGTAACAGTATTAAATCCGGGCTGATCAATCAAAACCTCAGTATACCATTGACTAGTTTCTGTTATAAAATCTAATGCAACATTATCTCTATCTACAACATCCTCAACCGATATTACAGGATAATTAAAAATCCTTAGACTGCCTTTTCTATCAGTTATCTCTGTTAATGTTCTTTGATATAATACTTGCAATGTGTATTGCTCAACCTGATTGACCGCAGATTTTATTAATGCAGTTATTAATCCATCCTCGTATTCGTAATCCTCGTCTAACCTCAGCCACAACTTCGCTTGTGCAAGGCTCACTACGTTTAATTGATCCATATTCTTTTTTACTTTTAAAAGGCTTATCCTTCGCTATTTTATCTTCCATTATTTCATCGCTAATTTACTAATTTTTATTAGCCATTTTTCAAACTTTGCCAACTCCTTGACAGGATCTAATTCCTTTGCCCTCTCAATAGGCTTTTTATCCTTAAATAATTGTTCACTATTTTTGATTGCCTCAACCCATGCCTCAATATCATTTCTCTTAACGAATATGGCGCTATCTGAAAGACTTTCTCTAAATCCCGGTATATCAGATGCTATCACAGGAATATTGCAACACAAGGCTTCTATTTGAGCCATGCCATAGCTATCATAATCACTAGGAGATATAAGTAGTTTAGTCATCGCTAAATACTTCCTAATGTCATCCGTAATGCCAACGTATTTAATATTCTTTGCTTTTGCATCTACTATCTGATGATAGTAACCGCCCTGAACTGCCATAAATTTATGATGAGGCATCCGCTTTGCAATCTCAATTAATATCTGCCCTCCTTTGTTTTCGTTATGGTTTATCAGCGTAATGTATTCAGCTTTGCTTGTATCTACATTCTCAAAGTCTCTGTAATTAACAGGAGGATACAATACGTATGTTTCCTGTAAATAGTTCAACTCCTTTTTTGTTTGCTCTGAGTTATAGACTGTAAATACATTTTTTCTGATATTGACTTGAGGATAACCCGCATTGTTATGAGCAAAGTTTATAACCTTCTTAGCATTTAGCCTTTGCTTATTCATTGCATAGTAAGTACCAGATAGCTGACAGAAAACTAAATCTGCCCAATCCCATAAATTATTATGGCAAACCTTATAATCTTTTTTTTGTGAGTAAACCTCTATGCCCTCATATTCATAATTCTCAGGATAACGAGTTACGGCTTTTACCTCATGACCTTTGCTCATTAAATATTTGCAGATACGATGCAAACAGATTTCTGATCCTGCCCTCTGGTGCGGTAAGTAAATGCCCGGACTTAGTAAAATTTTCATGTTATCTCTATATATAAGTATGGTCTAGGCACTTTTGGCGTTTCATGATTATAGTTATGAATATCGCTCTCATGATAATGTATTGATTGCACTTTTGTTGCAGGATTAGACAACCTATAACCTGCTCTGTTTAATTCATAAGCTATTCTGTTATCACAACCCGGAATGCCCATATAAAAGTCTGCAAATCTAACATTTCTAATCTTGCCTCTAAATATCCATGTATCTTGACTATAACGCTCATTGTGTAATTTTAATCTGCCTCTGTTATAATCCCATCTGCTCAAGGCTACACATTGTCTATCATAAAAGTCTAACAGTTGTAAAGATTCATTAAAGTAAATATCCGTATTGCAGATAATTGATATTTGATTAGCATGAGTAACAGTATTGCTCACTAAATCAAAGAAATCCCTGTATGTTGGTCTATTGCCTTTAATTATAATAAGTTTATCCGAGACAGGCAGTTTAACATCGTCATTAACAATTAAATAAATGTTATCTATTAGATTGTTAGCTATGTTTTGTTTTAGGCAATATAATAACTCCTTTTGCCTCTTTGGATTCTTATCCTCATAAAAGGATGTATAAAGGTTTACCATATATATTTAATCAACCCTATTACTGCTAACAATATAAAACTAAACCCTAACAAGCAAAATGCTCCTGCTATCATGTGAAATAAAAACCTAACTATTTTCATATTGCTTTATTATTTCTTTGTAATTATTATGATACTTATCTATTGCATGATAACCAACCGAGCCTAACTCAAATTCTGTCTCTACTGAAAACTTATTACAGGTTTCCTTATCGGGCAACTTATAGCCTAATTCACGCATTTTATTGCAGAAGTAAATATCCTCATTGCCATGTACTCCCATGCCTTTATAAGGATGCTTTGAGCAAATCTCATACATCACTTTAGGATTGCGAATGCTTAAACCTCCGTTCATGCAACCCGGTATGTTCTTAATCCACGCTCCTATAAAATCCCATTCTAAAAACTCCTCAATGCCTGTCTTTAACAATCCAGAGTCATGCTGAAATATTAGCACCCTATCATAAATACAACCCTTCCAAAAGTTAGCATTCGTTAATATGTTATTATAAACCTGAGCAGTCTTTATGTGGTAAATCCCGCCCTCATAAGGAGGCTTTATATTTAAAACAACCCAATCATCAGATAAATACTTTTTATGCTCTGAGATAGCCTTATTTGCTATTGCTTCCCGATCATCTATAATAATGGCAGCATTCATAATTCAACTGTCTTTGTAATCTTAACCTGCAAGGTATGCTCTGCCTGTTTGCCATATTGCCAAATAACAATATCTAAATCATTAGCCTCAGCCTCTTTAATCAACTCGTTTAGGATGTTAACTTGCTTCCTGATTTTCTTTGCATAATCTATATCGCTCATACTAACTCTTTATTAAAGTTCTTATGTATTTTAAGGCTCTCAGGCAAAGTATTTTTATCAAATGATACTGCATTCCATAAATTGTAAGAAACACAATGCAAATCGCTTATTTGATTATCTGGTGTCCATTTATAAAATATCTCATCTAACCAATTTGTTTTAACTTCATTAGCATGACCAAATACTAAATATTTGTATCTCATAATAGGCTCAGGCTGACAGGTGCTGAAATGATAAATAGTCTGCTTTAGATTTAGGTTTTGGGTATTGTTCTTGCGATGTAAATTCTCTAACCGTATTGGTCTGAATCCATCATAACAAGCAAAGTCAAAAGACCGCCAAAAGTTTATAAATCCTTCAATGCCATAAAATCTCTCAATGCCCCAGTAGGCATATTCATAGGATGCTTCTAACTCATCTGATTTATAAACCTCATCTGAATCTACTGTCAATACTAAATCAAAGCCATGCGTATATTTATACTTTACATTGCGATGCTCATTCTCTGCTCCGTATCTGTCTGCCCTGTCCCAAATCATTTTATCACCTAAAACCTCTTTACAAGTATCAAAAATATACTGCTCATTATCTGGGCATTCCATTTGCGTTCCATGTCCTTGAGATGGTTGCTTACTGTAAGCAATTACCATTTTATCTAAATGCTCAACAACTGATAGCAAAGACTCTTTTAAGTAATCTCCTGCATAATGGATTGTCATAAATCCTAATACTTTAAACTTGCTCATATATCTCTATTAAATTCTTTACCATGTTATCAAAAGTAAAATTTTGTTTTACATATTCCTGACCTTGTTTAGCTATTTGTTTGCGTTCAGCTTCATTTGCCAAATAATAGTTTATCAATTCAATTAACTCAGGAAATGTTTTCCACGTTCTTAAATGCTCACCATCCGTAAAAGGCATAAATTGATATTCTTTAGCTAGGCATAAACACCCTGATCCCATTATCCTTAATATCCTATCACTTGAGTATTTAGGCTCATCAAAATGGCTTAAATTAATACCTATCTTAATACCTCTATATGCTTTTGATTCATCTGCTTGACTATGATTAAAATTACCTGAAACATTATTCCAGTTATTGCCATAGACTCCGTACTGACCTCTATAATGTCTATTTAATAACTCATTCATTTCTATTCTCATATTTGACAATGGGAACATAGTATGTCCGTAATTATTGCCAAAAAAACCAATTTCTTTTAAGTTCAAA